ATCAAAGTTTGACAAAGCCATTTATATTGTTCACTTAGTCATGTATCGAAACGAAATTTAGCAAAACGGGATTGTGTGACCAAAACTAAACTTGTTCTAAAGATTGTTTGACAGTAAAGTTGGAATAAAATATAGTAGTGCTTCGTTTAGATTAAATTTAACTTTTTACAAGGAAAAAAACATGCTAGAAGTCACTCCAAAAGTGTTTGTAATCGCTGAATCTAAGATTAATCAAGCGGGTTTACAGGATTATTTGTCTGAATTGGGGGTTCCCGAGTGGAAAACAGACACAGATGTAGATGCACAAATTTTAACCGAGGTGGCTGGTAAAAGCTGTTATAAATCTTTCAGCACTGACTTGAATAAAAATCTTACTCGAGCAAACGCCCGTGATAATCATACGTACATACAGGAAGGAATTATTGGAACTAAACATGGTTCAGTGCTAGAGCATTCCTCCGTGACTTTTGCTTTAGTGGATGTTAGCCGAGTGCTTACTCATGAGCTTGTACGCCACAGACCTGGCACTGGATTTAGCCAAGAAAGCGGTAGATATGTTCGTACAGACGAAATTCGCATGTATATTCCGCCTGAAATTAAAGAAAACGACATATTGTGTAAGGCTTTTATTGAGAAAGTTGTGGAAATTGAACGCTTCTACAAAGAGCTTGAAGAAATTAGTGGCGTTAACACAATGACTAATTTTGCACAAAAGAAACGTATGACTTCCGCACTTCGCCGAATCCTACCTGAAGGTCGAGCAAACACAATTATCTTTACAAGTAACCACAGAAGCTTACGTCACTTAATCCAAGTGCGTACAAGCGAGCATGCTGAGGTTGAAATCCGCGAAGCATTTGTACAGCTTTATTCCATCATCAATCAAGCGTTCCCTGCTATGTATGCGGATGCTAAAATTGTCCCAAGTAGCGACAAAAACGATGATATTCCACAAATCATATTCGAAAACGAGAAAATCTAAGAGGTTAAAATGAGTGAAACTAAAGTTTACAATGTGGGGGACGAAGTTGCATTATTAGATATTGCTGAAACTGATGGGTTTTTTGACTTAAGGGGTTTGTTGTCGGGATTAGTTGGAAAGGTAAAAGACTATCCTCTTATTTGTGAGGAGGGTGTGGAATGTTATGTAGGAGCAATAAGTATTAGTTTTAGTTTAAATGATATACTTAAGCGTGACCCTACTTACACGGATGGGGATACAATGGATGAACCAGACAGATGTTACTATTACTTTCGCAACGCTCAGATAGGCCCTGTTAATTTAGCATTTGACCCAAAACCAGTAGATTTAGACAACACTGAAAGTTTTGTGGTAGCTGTGGATGAAATAAAAGTTCAAGATGTTAGAGATAAGTTTGCTGAAAAGTATAAAGGACTAAACCCTGATATGGTTATCATAGACGAGTTTGTAAACGTGCCTCCTCGTCCACACAACCATTACTTCAAAGACGTATCCCATTTAAAAACAATTGACGTTTACCGAGTTTTAGATTTGTTTGAAGTTGATAACCCTTGTATTCAACATGCGGTTAAAAAACTGCTGGTTGCAGGCGGTCGTGGTGCTAAGAATTTTGAACGTGACTTACGAGAAGCGGTAGATTCTATTAATCGTGCATTACAAATGATTGCTGAGGATGAGAATGCTTAAACAATGGTTAAGTTTTTGGTTCCGCAAAAGAGCTAAACAAGAAGCAGTGGTTTCCCTCGACTTAGGTAAAGACGATATTTTAGTTATACATTGTGACAGAGTTATAACTTCTGATTTAGCTAACCATATTCAGGAATCTTTTAATAATGCTTTAGAAGATAATCAAAAAGTATGGGTTTTACCTTTTGGTATGACTTATTCAATTATAAAAAGGATTAAATAAGATGGTCTTAACATGGCTCGCCTTAGCGGAAAAGGGCTACAACCTGCAAGTAAATTATTCAGGCAAGTGGCTTCACATTGGCTCTGATGAATATTGTGTAAAAAGTGCTGTTTGTCAAGGTTTAAAAATCAGATACAAACATGAGTTTCAGAATGCCCAAAAGCATTGTTAAAAAAGAATTCCATGTGGTCAGCAATAGAGTTGACGGTTCTACTTGTATGTCCAATAATCTAAATGGCTATGTCCAAGCGTCACAAGATGCACTTTCTCGTCTTGAAAAAGGGCATAGTTCGGTTAAAATTATTATTTGCATGGAAAAAGAAAGCGTAAATAATGACCCGAATAAACTTAGTTCCAGTTAGCGAGCTTTCAGACCAACATTTGTTTGCGGAGTTCCGTGAAATTAAAATGGTTCCTAAATCTTTAAGTCGCTCTATACGCGGTGCGATTAAAAAGTTTGGCAACGATTGGGAAAAAGAATTACTTAAGCGAATTCCAAAACGGTTTACGCTTAACACAGGGCATGTTACCTTTTTCTATGACAAAGGAGGCTTTTTAAGGCAAAGATTTGTTAATTTGTGCAAAGAATTAGACAAAAGAGGCTACAATTACGATAAAAACTCAGTTGTAGACGAGTCGGAAGTTTATTTAATGCTAAGTAAATTGTGGACAAAAGATTACCAACCGACGTTTGACGAAATAGAAATATCACGTGAACGTATTCAAAACCGATTATTGGAGAAACCGCAGTTTTATAAATATTATGGCAAACCCTATTTTTGAAAAACAAGTTCTACAAGAACTAAAAAATTTAACGCAAGCTTATGTTAATTTAGCAACGTATGTGCAATCAATGGGTGAAAATTTAGCACTTTTAGCACAGGCTTTGCAGGAAGAAAACGAAGAATTGCCAACCGAAACTAATCTTGAAACTGTTTTAGAGGAAGGATTAGTAAGTCATGAAGAAGGCCTTGGATAAAGTTCAGCGTATTCGTGGTCGCAAACTGCAACGTATTCGTCGCGAGCATCTTAAAGAAAATCCTTTATGTGTTGAATGCGAAAAAGAAGGTACATATGTTCCAGCAGTTGAAATTGACCATATAATTGCGTTAGCAAATGGCGGTCAAGAAACTAAAAGTAACCGACAAGGTCTATGTAAAGACCATCATGATAAAAAAACAAAGCTTGACTTAAAGTATAAACCTAAGGTAAAAATAGGAATTGACGGATTTCCGATAGAGGACTAAAAATGCAAATTGAAAAAGAGGGTTTTAGGATTTTAAGAATTACTGAATATCTTCCAACTAGAGTTGACGGTGATATTGCAATTACAATCCTTGCAATAAATCCTAATTCAAAATCCTTTATAACTGATTTCAATGTTACTCAAGAATTTTTAAGGGATACAAGCCTTGAAGTTAAATACCAGACTTATTGGGACATTATAATGAGTAATTATGAAAAAATTTCAAAGCATCCTGCAACACATATTGGTAAAATAGAGGATTAAAAATGAAAGGCCGAAAAGTGGAACCAATTCATCAAGCAAAACAACGTGGCGAGGATAGAGCTAGAAAACGTGACCGCCCTGATATTTCTACTATTGCCTTTGACAAATTGCCTCCTCCACCTTATTGGCTAGACAGTACATTAGGTATTGCTGAATATAATCGTTTAGGTAAGCTGTTAACTACTGCCAGAATGCTAAACGACTTTAACATTAACGTTTTTGGCGTATTTTGTCAGTTGTTTGGTATTGTTGTTGCTGATATGTCTGAAGGCAAACTGCCTAATGCATCTGTTCTTGGACAATTTAGGGGTATTACAGCTGAATTTGGCTTAACACCTTCAGCTATGAGTAAATTTCCAGGTATGCTTGATACTAACAACACGCCACAAGGTAACGCATTTTCATCTAATGGTAAAAAGTCTGCTTAATAGATGTCTGATACAGTTGATTATGTTAAGATTGCGATAACTTACGCAAAAAAGGCTTCAAACCCTAGAAATAAAGGTACTTTTGGTCTATGGATTAGACTTGCGGCCATTAGATTTCTAAAAGACCTTAACAGGGCTAGAGAACCCGAACCCCCTTTTACGTTTAGTGAATGGCATGCCAATGATGTTTGTGACTTTGCTGAAAAGTTACCTCACGTTGAAGGTGTTTGGGATAGTCCTACAATCGTCTTACATGATTCCCATGTATTTTTCCTCGTACAATTATTCGGATTTCGTAACCTAGAAGGTGGACGACGTTTTACTACAGCTTTATTTGCTATTGCTCGTAAAAATGCTAAGTCTACTTTAGCCGCCATCATTGGATTGTATTGCCAAAATTGCGAGGGTGAGATAGGTCCACAAGTTGTTACAGGTGCAACAACGGGCTCACAAGCTAGAATTGTGTTCAACGTAGCTAAACGCATGGTTGAAAAAACGCCTGATATCCAAGAAGCCTTTAATCTAAGAGCTTATGCGAACAGTATTGCAAGTTTTGGCAACGGGGGATTTTTTAAACCAATTAATGCTCGAGCTTCTACTCAAGATGGTCTTAACCCATCATGTGTTATTCTTGACGAAATACATGCACACCAAAATCACGACCTTATAAACGTATTAAAATCAGCGGCAGGTGCTCGCGCAAATCCGCTATACCTGCTTCTCACAACGGAGGGCTATGCCAATGTAGGACCTTGGGAGGAGGAACGCGAATTTGCTAAGAAAATCCTTACTAACGTTATTGAAGCAGAACATTATCTTGTTATTTATTATGCCGTTGACGATAAAAATGAAGAATATGGCATTATGTTTGAGGACGATGACTTTGATGAAAGTGCATGGATTAAAGCTAACCCATTAATCGAAGTCAACCCAATTCTTTTTAGAGAGATTAAAAAGGAAGCCATTGAAGCACAAGCTAAGCCTGGTAAACATGCTGAATTTAAAATTAAAAGATTAAACCGCCAATCCTCTGTTGCTGAAGGTTTTATTAATCTTACAAAATGGAAAGCTTGCAATCGTGAACTTGATTTAGTTACTCTTAAACAATATCCATGTTATGCGGGTTTGGACTTATCCAGTACAACTGACTTAGCTTCATTCCGTTTGGTTTGGGATTTGGAAGGTGTTTATTATACTTACGGATGGAGGTGGGTGCCGGGTATAGCTGTAAGTGAACGTGAAACAAGAGGACTAGTCCCATACAAAGCTTGGCTTGATAAAGGTTTATTAATACCTTGTGGAGAAGAAGCCATGGACTATGATGTCGTTATT